GTGATATAGCGCATAGGCGTGAACAAAATAGATTGATTGTCGTTGTTCTCATTGAAGCTCAACGAGGTGACAATGTGCTCGATGCTCTTGCCGTTGTTTGCCAAATGTTTTGTGTAGTCTTCAAAAACAAACTTGTTGTCTCCGACGCTCTCGCCAAACAAAGACTTGGATGCCAAGTTCATTTGATAGACTCGGCCTTCTAGTGAAGTACCAAAGTCTTCTTCAAGAACCACTGCGATACGGCGTGTGTATCTGCAAGCCTTGGATGTGCCTTGACCTGAACCTTTGATGTTATTGGGACAAGAATCGCAACGCTCAGATTGTGGGTTGGTTGAACCTTTGTCGGGTGTTTGACCGTCGTTGGAAAAGCAGTCGGGAGATGTTGGCTCTGACTCAGGATTCCATGCTTTCGCATAGAAAATACGTCCCACTTTTGGTGAAGCGTTGATGATCACAACTTCCAAATCGCCTTTAACTTTGCCTTGCTCATCAGTGCCGAGCATCTTACGGAAGATTCCGTTCTTAGGCACAATGCGGGGGACGCCGGATTTACCGGCCAAGTTTTTGGTTAACTCACTGACTGGTGCAGATTGCAGAAAGTCGGGTAAGTCTTGGTTAAATAATGCTACGTTACTCATTTCATTCTTCCTTTTTACGTCTAACAACCACGGTAAACTGATTCTCAACATTCAACCCTTCGGGGTAAACATCAGGATTCTCTTGCAAAAACTCTTTCATATGCGTTTGCTGAATTCGTTTCTCCAATAGGCCATACGCACCATGTTCTTTGATGAACCGATACATAGAATCCCAGTCATTCGTCCAGTACCGTGACTTAACCGAACGAATAACAGTGCCGTGACTTGTGCCAAGTGTGTTGGTGTTTAGGTCTTTGCAAAGATCAAGCAGTGCTTGCTCGATCAGATCCATCTGTGCTTGGATCTCTTTATCTTTCTCTTCCCACTCCCGCTTGATAACAGAACGTGCATCACGCATCTTGATATACGCTTGTGCAAGTTTGTCAACATCGACGGGGGGTCTTTCCTCCTGAACAGTATCGTCCATAATTTAGTTCCTTTCTTTGTTATGGTCTTGATATTATATGTCTTGATTAGACATTGTCAAGTCTTCTTGTAAAATTTCTTCTTTATAAAGATCAATTATTTTGGAGTGGTCGGTGATCTTGTTGCGCAACATTTGATAGAGCTTGGTTTCAACAGCGCTACCTCTTACGTGTACGATAGTCATCGGATTCTTCTGTCCGGGTCTATCGATCCTTGCGTTTGCTTGAAGATACGTTTCAACACTCGTGCATGGAGCATACCATATGATTGTGTTTGCGGCAGTTAAGGTTAAACCATGAGATGCGGCTTGTGGCTGAATGACAAGTACCTTTGGCTCTGCATTGCTTTGGAACTCTCTGACAATCTCTGCACGTCTATTGGCGCTCACGTTGCCATTAATAATATCGTTCGTAATACCTTGCTTGGTTAGGTATTTGGTTAACAAATCAATCGTGTGATTGAACGGTACAAAGATCAAAACCTTGTGGCTCGACTCGTCAATCACTTCCTTGACCACTTTCATCCGACTCGATACGTCAAAGTCAACCACCTCTCCAGTGTCCGTGTACACTGAACCGCATGAAATCTGCAGTAATTTAGTCAACATTGATGCGGCGTTGACGGCACTGACTTCTTCACCGGCTGCTTCGATAAGCATCTGACTCTTCAGTTTCTTGTAATACACCGACTGCTGCGGTGTAAGTGGTGCATCTCGATCAATATATGTAAGCGGTGGCAGATCCAGACATTGAGCTTTCTCAAACCTGATGGCGGGCTGAAGAACTTGGTGCACAACCTTGTCGGCAGTCGGCCTAGGTACCCACCGGAATTCACTGACCTTCACCATGACTGTATCTTTGAACTGACCAAAGAACATCGGTACACCCTTGGGGTTCACGAGCTTTGCCAATCCGTAAGCATCCGCAGGGCTTTGGGCGGCTGGCGTTCCTGTCAACATCCACAAGCCAAACACATGTTTACCCAAATCCCTCATCGCTTTCCATCGTTTGGTCTGCGCATTCTTATAGGCTGACGCTTCGTCAACCACAATCAAATCAAACTCACCTTGAATGATCTCGTTTTTAACAATCTCAACGCCGTCAAAGTTGATGATGACATACTCAGCACCACCAAGAATAATCTCTTTGCGCTTGCTCGCACTTCCATGCGCAACGCTGACTCTGCGGTGTATGGCAAACTTAAATAAGTCTTCCTGCCATGCGGCCTTCATCACCGAGAGTGGACAAACAATCAAGACCCGCTTCAAGATACCCCGTGTCATGAGGTAGTCGGTTGCCCAAATAACTGACGCAGTCTTACCTGTACCTTGCTCATTAAAGCAGAACGCCTTTCGGTGTTTAGTCAAGAAATCCGCAGTCTGAACTTGATGGGCGAACGGAGTGTATCCGTGTGGTCGGGGCCAGTTGTATGTAGCTAAAGTCATTTCTTGGGTTTGTTCTTTTTGACCGTGTGATCACTGTTTCTACTGAAAGATCGGTTGGCACTTGGGCTTTTGAGTTTCAAGTTCGACGGAGCATTTGTGCCACCTTTGGATAAAGGGATGGTGTGGTCGATGTCTTTACCTTTGCGGTCAATACCCTTCTTATCCATCTCATTGCGAGCACGCTGACGCTCCATGCGGTCTTCGTGTTCACCACGGGCTTTCTGTTGCTGATATTCTTTTTTGTACGGTCTAGGTTTGTTTACGTATGGCATTTTGACTTCCTTCGATCATGTGGCTATTTAAATCCGCTTCACCCAATCCAAATTCTGCGGGGTCGGTTTCCCATAAAGGAGCACGGCCTTGTTTATCAGCAACTTGGATTGTTCTGCCTACTGCTATGCAGATCTCCATTATCATTTCCTGTTTGTACTTGTCAAGTTCTTCATGGATTGTTTTGCCAATTACATTGACCACGGTACGCTCAATTAAACCTTTGATGAAACCATTAAGTCTACTATCTTTGCCTGTTAGCTCTTTGGTTACTACGTCTACGATCATTCCCTTTACATCGTCTTGCAGTTTGATGTACGCTAGTGTTGCTTGTTGTTCTTCTTCAGTCATTAAAATTTCTCCATTTGTTTCTTGACAACGTCTTTAATTTTTTGGTCTGTTGAATAATTGCCAAGCACTGCAGTGGTAATGTGGCTATGTAAAGGGCTACCATAGTTTTGTAATTCTTTATATATGGTGTCAATTATCAGTTGTTTCACGTCCTCGTGCAGTTTTAAATAAGCCTCCGCTTGTTGTTCTCCAGTCATGTTAACTCCTGTATGGAAATGCTAATTTAAGGATTGCATCTTGAAGTTTATGTTGCGGAAGTTTTATGGGATTGACATCGTTACTACTCACATCTATTTTGTCCTCAATTGCAGTCCGAATGATGTCAATAAGCACACTGTGAACGATCTCAGATGCAGGGTCATCTTTGACCAATAGTAAATCAAAAATAACATCTCGAATCAATTTCCTTGCATCCTCTTGCAGTTTTAAATAAGCTAACGCCGCTTGTTCATCTTCATTGGTTAGTTTTTTCTTTGTCATTTTCTACTCCTGTTTACATAATGTTCACAATGGGTGACTGGACACCACCCGCACAGTGCGCCTTGTTTGGCGTTCCATACTCCGCTCTCAAACGCCCCCTCTAGTCTTTCGATGTGGGGCAGTACTTTGTCTATGTACTTTTGTTTTGTTTCTGCTACGTGCTCAGCCTTAATAAACTCCTTGCTCACTACAAACATAAGCGCCGACTTTATCCTCTTCACTTCCGGAAATTTTGCGAATAGCCCACAAGCGACGAGATCTAGTTGCGTCACGTCCGCATATCTCGCATTCTTGCTGGTCTTGTAATCTATCGAATAGCACGTCCCCGACTTCCGATTGATAATCACTAGGTCGGCCACCCCATGCCACCACACATTCGGAGCATCGAACGTGCACTCTTCTAAGTTCTTCGTCAAACCAAGCTCTACTTCGCAATATTTTTCTCCCTCAATTGCATTTAATCTATCTAAAGAAGAACGCAGATACTCAAACTTTGGCGGTAAGTCTTTACCGTCACGGATATACTCCTCTGCCGCTAGGTGCATCTCTGTACCGTACAGCGCCGCTTCACCTGTTGTATCTTTAACATCCTTGGCTACCTTTAAGTGGTAATACTTTTTAGGACACTGTTGAAATGTCTTAAGGCTACTGAATGACCATATGATATTAGCCATGATTTTTTTCCTTCAGCTTGGATTCAATTGCTTGATAAAGTTGATACGAATTCCCCCAAGGAAAAACTCCACACTTTACAAGTTCCATTTTTGTCAATCCTACCCATGTGCGTTGTGGTGTGGTGTAAAGAGGTACTGTATAGCTACCTTCTTCAAGATCATGTTCATCAGGGCAGATTACATCAATAATAACGCCGTTTTTTTTCATGCCCCACGCAACAGGCTCATCTTTTGCTTCTAGTGCGGCTTTAATGGCGGTGATGGTTTCTTCTGTCATAGCCACACAATCGGATGCCAAATCTTCTTGCCCTTTGAACGGTTTTACTTTTCTCAGAAAAACTAAATTTATTTCCAACGCCTCTAATGCAAGGCGTAATGCTTCATCTTTAGTCATTCTTGTCCCCTTCCTTCAATTTCATGTACTAAATCCCACATGCCAACTTCAGCACATATCCTTGCACATGCCCTACGTTCTTTTTCTGCTACTAGTTTGGCAAAAGTCTCAAGGTCTTTAGTAAAACCCACCCAATCATTGCCAAATTGAGCATATACACCAAGCCTTTCAAAACCTGCTTGTTTAGCCATCTCTACAATATCATCAGTCATTATTCCTCCGGAGGTAATCTAAATTCCCAAAAGCCATAAGCATCGCCTCGGCTCCATCTTTTCCATGAAAAATGTACGTCCCTTGTGCGTTTATTGATGTACTTCCACAGTACACGCATCAGCAATCTCCATAACTTTTACCAAAACCCGATTCGCAATTTAATGGTAAGTCGGGGGCCCACTGTGGGCGTATACGCATACACAATTCAACATATTCTTTAGCAGTCTCAACTTCCTGCTCCGGGACGATACAAGCAATCGCATCATGCACTGTCATGACTACTTTATACTTCTTAGCGATCATCAGCATCTGCTCACCGATAATGATTCTAGCCAATGCCTGACAAACATTTTCAATGACTTTACCTCCATAGATACGGGTAGGGATTGTGGCTTTTCCTTTTTTGGTATCGTACACGAGTTCAGATTTATCGCCGTTGCTAACCACACGTAGATTGGGATACTTCAAGTACAACCCGTTGGGAAGTTTGATTCCTTTTTTACCCTCAACCATCAAAACCCCTGTTCTCCCCAGTTGACTGGTTTGGTCATTCATGATGGCTTTGAGGGCTATTGCCCCTTGTCTCCATAATTCAACAATAGACGGGTACGTTTCTCGATACGTCGTAATAATTCTTTTTGATTCCTCCTCCTCGATCTCCACTCCAAACGTTTTAAGTTGCGCTTTAAACTTAGTCGCCCCCATGCCGTACCCCGCACCGAGAATCGTTGTCTTACCAACGAACCTCTCGTCTTTTGTGATTTCTGCTTCTCCTTTAGCATAGATAGCAGATGCCATGATCTTGTATACGTCCTGTCCATTTTCAAATGCCTCCACTAAATCGTTTTGTTCGGCTAGCCATGCTAAAGTTCTTGCTTCAATCTGTGAACTGTCTGAGTCAATCAGCAAAAAACCCTCGGGTGCTAAGATTGCATTCTTGATGGGCGATTGACGTGGCAAATTTTGGAGGTTAACTTTGTCATCACCACCCCACCGTCCTGTGTGAGCGGCGTAGTATCTTAGGGGAACTGGCATAGCACCACGCTTTGACATTTCCAGAAACCGAGCGGTTCTTGTTTCTTCTAGCGTAGACTTAGTGCCTAGTCTCGCTGCCACTAGAGCTTGCACCTGTGGAATCTCGTGTTCAAGCAATGCCTTGAATTCCTCATCGGTTTTAGAAAACGCAAACGTCTGCTTACCTGTGGCGGGGCTAGTCTTCATTGGGGGTTTAACACGAAATGATTTAAGCAACTCGGCAAACTTGGGATTGCTCATCAAGGTATCTTTATCAAAGTTTTGCAATAGCTCTTCTTTGTGTTGGCGAACTCTAAGTAAATGCCAGTGCAAGTGGTCTGTGGACAATACCAATACTGGCTCGGTGAACATACGCAAGGTCTGATCAATCAGGCTTAGCTCAAACGTTGGGAAGTCCTGCATCATCAAGTTGAAGATTGCATAAGTTAGCGCCACGTCGTTTCGACAGTATTCTCCGTAGCGTGCCAGTTGGTCGGAGGGGAAATCCTCTCGGCGCAAACCCAGTGCATTGACCACTTCTTCGCCCTTGATCCCTACGTCGTAATACTCAGCCAGCTTCTTCAAGCTACCGCCTACCTCAGTACCATGAATCGCCCGTGCCATGCTCAGCGTATCCAACCACTTCTTAGGCTTAATATCGAATAGCCAAGTCAATATGGCGCCATCGAATTGAGCATTGTGGGCGAGCACCATGTGTTTGTGCATCTCAAAGCTATCGAGAAACAGTTTGGTCAGGCTCATGTTTCCGGTGAACCACTTGGGCTCACCATCATCCACTTGCACCGCCACGCCGATCACCTCGAACTGCTCGCTTCTTACGTACTCCTCGGTTGTCATCTTGGTAAGACTGAACTCTCTAGAGTAAAAAGTTTCAAAGTCAATTGTAATTATGCTCATATATGTGTTGTTGCCATTAGTTTTGCATATGATTCGGGGTCAATACCGTATTTTGCGCAGTACTCAATTTGCGTACCATTGAGGTGTATTCTTGGGTCATTCCAGTAACTCACTGGTTGCCCTTGACCTGTAACTTGTGCTTGTCCATACCTACCTTGCGCTTTGTATTTCACACTGGCGGGGCCTTCATGTTCTTGTTTATCCCCAAGTAATTTTTCCAAACACCTGTCTTCAAAACGCTTTCGGCACAGATCACGATACGCATCCATCAGCATTCCCCTTTCGGTGTCGTTAAGAAACCAATAGTATTTTGCATTAGGGTCAGCAATCATGTCAGCGAGCAACTGCGAGATCTCATAAAACTTAGGGGGAGTACTACCAACCAAATTTTTATTATCGATAGAAACAAAGTCTTCGGGATTCGTGCGCATACGCTCGGCGAGCATCGTCACCATTGGGGAAATTACTTCCATGATCCCTCCGTTGTCAGCATTTTGTATGCTAGGGAAGCGTTGGGTGGTACGCTATCTTGTACGTCCGCACGGAGAATTTGTTTTAATACTTTGGACTCAAACTCTTTTCTGCGTACTGCCTTAAGCGCAGTGTGAATGGCGGCTTTCTCAGGCTCAGTCATCACGTCTCTAAATGTTTCTTTGTAAATGAAAGCCCACTCGCTATTCTCTTTGGGGTCAAAGAATTCTTCGGGGTGCGTCCCCATCCTACTTACCAATGCCTGTACTCCTGCAGATATTTCACTCATGATTAGTTCCTTTTAAGTTTTCAATTACAGTTTCTAACACAAACAAACTGTTCTCGTTGGCAACAAGTGACTGTCCCCCTGCTCTAGTAATATCGTTGAGGTGTTTTATTTGTAACGCAGTCGGTTGATTGTTCCCTGCCTTGGCTTCAATCGCCAAGAACTTGCCGTTCACGCAACAAAGAAAATCGGGTACGCCTGAATTACCAAAGCCTGTGCCGATAGGCATAGCGTAATACACACCATGCTTTTCAAGGGTGGCCTTGATTTGCTTTTTAACTTTTGCTTCGGGGGTTTGTGCCATGTACCGTAGTATAGTGGTACATTAGACTTTGTCAATAGTATTATATAAAATATTTACCCTAACATTGTTAGGGGTGGTTGGGGGGTTATGCAGATTCCACGCCCCCCTCATGGTTGGAAAGGTCTACATACGTCAAAAATCTTTAAAGCGGGGACGTACGTAGCACGTATAAGTTCGCATCTGCAAGGTTTCCTTACACGTGATTTAAGCAACCCGCTTCAAATATGTAGCTTCATAATAGCACGTTCGAGATACCATTGTGCTTTCTTAAGATCTTCAAGTTCATTGCCCTTGTGCTTGGCTCTAGTAACGTACTTGATAACGTTGCCCAAGTGATAGCCTAACTCTTTCGCTTCAATAAAGTCGATAGTCTCAATACCGCCAGTCTTGTAATGCGGTGGGTGATTGACTGGGTCGGCCTTTGGCTCTTCCATCGTAATGGTAGGCGGTTCTCTATCGAATGACGCTTGCATTCTTGTTTTTAATTTTCCGTTGGGTAATAAATTATTTGCGTATACCGAAAGAGGTACACCCATTCTCTTAGCCACTTCAGCTTGGGTTGCAGTGATCTTCACTCGCTTTTTCGCTAGTCTTTTCTTCTCGTCAGACTTGACTTGATACACGTACTGAGTCGTGACTTTGCACTTCTTGGCTACTTCCGCAGTTGTAGCTTCGGGGTTTGCGTTTATGTACTCACGTACGATTTGTGCTCTACTTTTCATTGGTTAGTTCCTTGTTTACATAATCAGTAAGAATTTCTCGTATCTTGGCTTGCTTTGCATACGGATAGCGTGAATCAAAAAAATCCATCACATCTTTCGGCAAGCGCAAGCTCAAGTGCACAAGCGCAGGTTTCTTACCAAGACCCCGCCCATGCTTTTTCTTTTCTATTCCAGTCTTCAACTCGTCGATACGGTCGAATATCATTCTTCCTCCTCCCAATATAAATCATTTGTCCATACG